TAGTATGGGTAATATTGATTATTTAAAAACATATAAAAAATTTGAAAAAGGAATAGAAACCCTTTTGTATGAACTCAAACTAAAAAATTTTAGATATGATGTGATGTTTTATAACAGATTAATCCCAAGAAATCCAGCACATATTTTTGAATACAATAAAAATTCTATTCGCCCTTTCCCGCGATTATACCCATCGCCTTAAGCTGAGCATAGCACGCATGTATCTCCATTCTCTTCCACGCATCTCCTCTTTTTTTTAGCAAATTCTGGGTCAATCGTAAATTGCTGTGTTCGCGCCTTAGGTCTTGTGCGGAGATAATAAGAGCCCGTCTTCAAGCCTTTAGAGTGTGCATAAAAATGCATAGATGATAACTTTTGAAAGTCAGGCTCTTCCATAAATATATTGAGGCTCTGTGTTTGACAGATATACTGTCCTCTATCTGCAGACATATCTATAATATTGCGTTGCTTAATCTCCCATGTCGTTTTATAGATCGCCTTTAATTCGTCGCTAATCTCTGGGATATTTTGAACACTCCCTTCGTGTAAAATAATAGTATCCTTCAAGTCTTTGTTCCAAAGACCCCTTGAAATCAAATCATTAATCAAGTATTTATTAATAACAATAAACTCGCCACTCAATGTTTTACGCTGAAAGATATTATTAGTAAATGGCTCAAAGCTCTCGTTAAATCCCATAATTTGAGAGGTTGATGCTGTAGGCATAGGAGATAATAACAGGCTGTTGCGAATGCCATATTCCTTTATGTCTACACGGAGCTTCTCCCAGTCATATCGCGCGCTCGGCTCTGCATCCCATAAGTCAAATTGAAATAACCCTTGAGAAATTGGGCTTCCTTCAAACGAGCTATATGCGCCAATATACTTAGGGTTTGCAATGTCTTTCTCAAACTCATTAACATAAGAGCTGATATTTTCATCTAATATTTTGTTATTAATATTCCTAATATCATTGATAATTTTATAGCGTTTCTTTGATAGCTCCATAGACGCCTCAGTAGCCGCGTGGTAAATAGTCTCAAAAATATCCTTATTTAATTGCTTGGATTCATTGCTCTCAAAAGGAAATCTTAATTGAATAAATACATCAGCCAATCCTTGAACGCCAATTCCAATTGGTCGGTGCTTTAGATTAGAGATGCGAGCTTTTTCAACAGGATAAAAGTTCCTATCAATAACCTTATTTAGATTCTTTGTAATTACCTTCGTAATCTCGTGTAATTTTTCAAAGTTAAATACACCATCTTCAATATATGTTGGGAGACATATAGAAGCCAAATTACATACACCAATCTCTTCAGGTGATGAATAAATCAACACCTCTGCGCATAGATTGCTTGATTTAATAGTTCCCAAATTCTTCTGGTTGCTCTTTCTGTTTGCTGCATCCTTGTATAAAATATATGGAACTCCTTGCTCAATCTGCGCTTCCAAAATCTTAAACCAAAGGTCTTGAGCGTTAATCTGCTTCACAAATTTGCCCTCACTCTCGTATTTTTCATATAGTTTTTTAAAGTCATCTCCATATACATCGCTTAGACCTCTGCATTTATCAGGGCACATAAGAGACCACTTGCCTTCGCTCTTCACGCGTTCCATAAATAAATCTGATATCCACAAAGCGAGAAACAAGTCGCGGCATCTATCCTCCTCGCTTCCGTGATTTTTCTTAAGTTCCAAAAAACTTTCAATATCACTATGCCAAGTTTCAAGATATACTGCAATACTACCGAGCCGTTTTCCTTCCTGATCTATATACCTTGCAGTATTATTGAAAACTCTTAGCATTGGAATAATACCGTTTGAAGTTCCATTAGTTCCTCTAATTTGGCTGCCGTTTCCTCGTATTTGATGAATATGCATCCCGATACCTCCAGCATATTTAGAAATTAGCGCGACCTCTTTAAGCGAATCAAAGATACCTGCTACGCTATCGTCATTGATACTGCATAGGAAGCAACTGCTCAATTGCGGGCGATTTGTTCCTGCATTAAAAAGCGTAGGTGTAGCGTGGGTGAAATATTTCTTACTCAATAAATCGTATGTTTGAATAACATCCTTAATATCATTTCCGTGGATACCAATGGCGACACGCATCCACATATGCTGAGGGCGCTCAATAATCTTTTTATCAACCCGCAAGAGATATGCGCGTTCCAATGTTTTAAATCCAAAATAATCAAATAAATAATCGCGCTGATAATCTATGCATGTATTTAGCTTCTCCTTATTTTTATTAACAACATTATATAGTTCTTCTGATACCAATGGAACAGGATTATTATGGTTATCCATGTTATTATATAGCGTCTGTATGGTTTCACTGAAAGACGGCGAAGTATTTTTATGGTGATTTGAAATAATAATACGCGATGCCAATAGGCTATAATCAGGGTGTTCTATAGACATACTGCTGCATAAATAAGCAGCAAGCTCGTCCAACTCATATGTTTTAACACCATCATAAATACGCGAGCATACTTTTTGAGCAATCTCTGATACATCAATAGTTAATCCAGATGACAGATTTTTCAACCTATTTAATACCTTGTCAAAACTAACATCCTCCATTTCACCGTTTCGCTTAATAACACGCATTTTTATTTTTTGTATCCTTGTTATATCTATATATATGTTTAGTTTTTATATAGATTACTAAAAATAATTTACTTAAATAATTATAAATTATCTGTATCATTACAGTCTCCATCACCGTCATAATCTGTAATGCTATCTATATCTGTATCAGTATTAGTAGCTTCGCTACTGCTGCTCACGCTGCTCCCACCGCCATAATTATAATCGCATATTAGTTTCCTGCCTTTTGAAGAGGAAACCCAGCATTCTATTTTTATTTTTCCGCTATGCTCTTTGTTATGGCATTCTTTGCAAATCGCCACGAGGTTATGCTTTGCATTCTTATGAAATGCATTGTTAATGTATCCATTTTTATCTGCAGTATGTTGATATATAATATGATGCGTTTCCTCTGCCTTGTTTTTATTACAGATATTACACATATCAATAATAATTTTAGAATTATATCGCGAACTCTTCTTATTAATAATGTTTCTATTAATACCCTCAACCTCCTTTCTATTTAATTCAGCGTTTTTCATAAAGTCTAATGGCATATCAAGGGTTCTGCAAACCTCTATGCCATAGTTATTATTACCTTGACCCTCTTGAATTACTCTATCATATATTATGTTATTATTTTCATCAAAAGTAATTCTAATATGTTTAACAAATAACTTTGATTTGCTAATATTATTTTTAATTGTTGATAACTTTGTTAATTCGTGGAGATGCGAGGCAAATATAAAGGATGCCCCTTTCTGTATTAGCGTATCAATGCCGCTTGCTACAATAGAAATTGCCGATATTGATTCTGTCCCGCAGCAGATCTCATCTCCAATTACAAGGCTAAACTTATTACATCTTTTGAGAATATTTCTCAGCTCTGTCATCTCCACAGTAAAACTTGACATTCCTTTGTATATATTATCTAATCCTGATATTCTCGTAAATATGCTCTGGTATGGATAATATCTAAATGAAGCAGCTGACACAAACATCCCAGCTTGCGCCATAATAATATTTAGACCTACCGCTTTCATAAAGGAAGACTTACCAGATGCATTAATACCATATAGCAGAATACCATTTTGATTAAGCAATATATTATTGCCTACATATTGAAAATCATCTTGAATTCTCTCAATGATTGGGTGGCGCATATTTGTAGATTCCATAAAAGACGCCTTGGCTGATGTTGTATCACAATCTATTACAGGGCGCACATAGCAGTAATCAAAGGCATTCTTTGCAGAATTTGCTGCAATATCAACGCGCACTAAATATTTAATTATTAAATCTAACATATTCACAGTGCCGTTTATGTAATTGATAACAAACTCCTTGTAATGACTTAGAACTACTTGAGATATTTGCTGGCTATATTCTGCTATATTATTGCTCTCTTTAATTATTGTGGCGTTTGTAAGTTTATATGTAGTGGAAGAAGAAGATAGCAGCTTCTTTTCAAAAGTGTTCATAAACTCTCTTTTATTTTTTAAAGCGGTCTCAAAGCGTTTTTTTGTAATTATCAAATAATATCCGTCGCGATTATTATTCTCAACTTTGCACATTGTAGTATCATTATCGCCTATTTGCGCTATCTTCTCGCAATATGAATTAATTATTTCATATGATTTATTATATTTATCAAAAAGTGTATCTATATCTACAAAGACGCCTTTCTTGAAAAAGTTAATGATACTTGATTTATCCTGCAAGTTTGTTAGATTATATTTTCCTGCTTCATCTAAATCAATGATATCTATATATTGCGAAATAATACCATCAATATCGGGTATACTAATAAGTTCTTCGGGAAACTCTAATAATTGCCTGATTTCTTTAGTAGAAAGCAAAGATTCATTAAAAGATACCCAATCTTGAGGCGCAATCTTATTTGTTTTCATCTTCCTCTTAAGACGCTCCAAGTCCATTATAGCAGACAGATGCTTACGCGCTATTAAATACTTGCTGTCTTTTAAAAGCATATCCACATCATCATATGTTTTGTTAATTGCTTCAACATCTATCATAGGCTGCAGGAGACGCTCTTTAAAAGTGCGATAACCAAAAGCTGTTGAGCATCTGTTTAATATCTCTATTAAAGGCTGGTCGCCAGGATAGAGACCGAGGACATTTAATTGAATAGCAGAATTAAACTCAATAATCATATTTCTATGCATTTCAAATACTTCAGGGGCTTCTTCAAGACCTTTAACAATGTCAGAGTTATGCTCGTATGCGAATTCCAGGAGACAGCATAGCGAAAACCGCGAATTATTATATTTTTCCAAGTTTAATATTTCAATAATAGATAAAAAACCCTTCTTAACTACAAAAACCTTTTCTAATATATCTCTCTGTTTATTTATATTACTAAAAAAAGCCAAGTGCTCATATTTTTCCCATTTGTAATGAACGCGAATATTATTTATATTTAGATTTTTAAGTATCTTCCTCTTATACTCTTCGCTAATTGCTTCGCTAATTATAATTAACTCCGACGGATTATAGGTACTTATAAAGCGAAAAACTTCGTCGTTTGCAAACTCCGGGTCGTCCTTCCTTGAAGATACTTCATATACAAATGTTTTCCCAGTAGATAAATCAATACCCGATATACCTGCTATAATATATCCGTCAATAACTTCGTAATATATTACCATTATATAATTGCTCCGTTTATTTACAATATTTACATTAGTTCCTGGTGATATTATCTCAGTTACCTTGCGCTCTGGATTAGGCGGCTCTGAAACCTGCTCAACTAAAACAATAGTATAATTATTTGCTAATATTTTATCCCGAAACTTGGGGAGCGAAGCCAGAGGAAACCCAGCCATTACAGGATTAGCAAGTGATATTTCGGCGACTGTCTTGTTTTTTCGCGATGTCTGGATACCACACAGCTCCGCTATAATATACACATCATTGTTAAGCGAACTATCACTATTTGGGTATATCGTATATATCTCAAAGAATGAACCGACTTGCATTAATACAACACATTTATCTCCATATTTCTCCTTGTATATCTTGGTGTATTTTAAGTAATCCTCTATCATTCTAATTAAAAGTAATGAAGTATTAAACTATTAATTAATATCATATAATATATGCGATATGTTCTTATATGGTCGCAAATAGATAAAAATTGATTGTGTGTTTTACTTATTATCTAATACACAAATATGCTGAAAATAAAAAGCGTTGAAGAAACTACGAATGCTGGGAAAAAATGGACTATTGAAGAAGATAATAAATTAGCCCAAGAATTTACAGATAACAAAACTTATGAAGAAATTGCGTTAGAACATAAGAGAACTCCATATAGTATTAAATTAAGGGTTATATCTCGTATAATTTTTCCAAAAATAAAAGACGATATAGATGTTGATATGGAACAGATCGCATTTGACTATAATATTTATACTAAGGAACTTATATATAATATTAATAAGTTAAAAATGAAGGACGATCCTAAGCAGAAACTAACACAGAAGCCTAAGCAGAAAGAGTATGAACCTACCAATAAAGATATATTAGATTATTTACAAAAACTTGATAAAAAAATAGACGAAATAAACTCCAAATTAGATAATTTAGAATATTTGAGGTAGGTTAGATTGTCTCTTTGGAGATGTGGTAGGAGTATGTATGTATAATATATAAAATCAAGATTCTATCTGTTCAATCGCTTCTCTATTATATGCACGCTTTACCCATATTTGAAATATACAAGGGACATTATGAGGAATGCCATTAACAATAAAGGAGTTGTCAGGTAAATCAATCTCAAAAATACAATGAAAATTTAGTGGAAACTTCTTTGTCATACTGTCTTTTTTGAAACTTTTAGGTAATATGAAAGAAATACTGTCAGCAAACTCGCAAGATTTTTTTATAAACTTTTTAGCAAGTGATGATTGACGACCAAATGGAGGCTTACCAACAATAT